AAACAAGTAATACCAATGGAGATGCCATATTTAAAAGAAGAAGTAATAGCAATTTTAAAAAATTTATAAGATGGTACATGTTTGTAATGGTGTATTGGAAAATACAAGATTGAATGAGATAACAGGATCAGAGCACTTAGTATTTGTACCTACGTGTATTGATCTAGATTATATAGTTAGTATAAGACAATCAGTAAACAATGATAGTGAACCAGAAGAGTATACAGTATTATATACAGATATGGGCACTACTTATTGTATAGATACACCTTATGAAGAATTTCTTGATATATTTATAAAATCTAAAGCAGTAAAAAATGTACACTAAACTATTTGATATTGATAATGGAGTTGTTATACCAACTGAACATTGTTATACATTAGGTACTCTTAAAAATATAATGGATAAATATCCTGATAATTATCTTAAAATATATCAGTATTTATTTTATATGACTTGTCCTAGTCCAGATTCTAATCCATTTTTTCATACACCAGAAATAGATAAAGAAGAGATTGTACTACAAGAGATAGAAGCAGATTTCTCAACAGAAGATGAAGCAATTAGAAGAGCAAGAATGTTTTGTGATGATATGTATAGTACTGCAACATCTAGAGCATACAAAGGTATGGCATCTATGTTAGATAGATTAGCTAGATACATGGAGACTACACCAATTACTGCAGGTAGAGATGGAAATATAAACTCATTAGTAGCAGCAGCTAAAAACTTTGACCAGATAAGATTATCTTTCAAAGGTGTATATAAAGATTTACAAGATGAGCAATCTAGTAAAGTAAGAGGTGGAATTGGTTTATCTTATGATAGTTAATTATGGAAAACATATATACAAATATACCAACCTGGGATAATGGTACATGGACTACTACATCTTTTGATAGTAGAAAAGATTTTGGTGATTATGTAAAGTCAATATTTAAAGAACCAGGTGAGTATGCATTTGATGATAATACTAATACCATATTTAATTCTGAGTCTACAAGATTCAACAGGGATAAAGTATATTGTGTAGCTCCATTTAAATCTAAGGATTTTATTAAATACTGGGATGACCAGAAAGCTAAATGTAGATTAGGTGTAATAGTAAAGTCAAAAGATAAGTCTTGGTATCTTACTAGAGATTACTACATGTGGTTAAACTTCTTACCTATCTTTGATAAGGAGGAGCAAAAGTTTGGATTTGCTAAAATAAGAGATGCTCAATATCACATGGCGTTATATGAAATACTTGCAGAGATAAACTACATGCACGTAGCTATTCTTAAAAAACGTCAGATAGCATCATCATACTTTCATGCAGGTAAACTTATTAACCAACTATGGTTTGAAGCAGGGGTTACTCTAAAGATGGGTGCCTCCCTGAAAGATTATATTAATGAGAAAGGTACATGGAAATTCTTATCTGAGTACGCAGCATTCTTGAATGAACACACGGCATGGTATAGACCTATGTCTCCAGACAAGGTAATGATGTGGCAACAAAAGATTGAGATAAGAAAAGGTGATAGAAAAGCTGAAGTAGGACTTAAAGGTACTATGCAAGGTATGTCATTTGAGAAAGATCCAACAAATGGTGTAGGGGGTCCGGTTAAGTTCTTCTTTCATGAGGAGGCAGGAATTGCTCCCAAGATGGATACTACATTTGGATATATTAAACCTGCACTTAAATCTGGTATGATAACTACTGGATTATTTATAGCAGCGGGATCTGTTGGGGATTTGGATCAATGTGGTCCTTTAAAGAAAATGATACTTGATCCTACTAGTAATGATATCTATCCTGTAGACACCAATCTTATAGATAAGGATGGTACAATAGGTCAGTCAGGTTTATTTATACCTGAGCAATGGTCAATGCCTCCTTACATAGATGATTATGGTAATTCACTTGTTGAAGAAGCATTAGTTGCATTAGATGAATACTTTGAAGAGATTAAAAGAAACAAGGAAGCTAAAGATTATCAACTTGAGGTTTCTCAGCATCCAAGAAATATAGAAGAGGCATTTGCATTTAGAAAAGCAGCTAAGTTTCCTCCTCATTTAGTTAATGCACAAATAAGAAGAATAGAAGAAAAAGAATATTCATCAGAACATTTAGAAATATCAAGAGATGACGTAGGTAAAGTAGTAGTTAAGTCAAGTAATAAATTACCTATATCTGAGTTTCCTATATCTAAAAAGACTGAAGATAAAACAGGAATACTAGTAGTATGGGAAAGACCAGTACCTGATCCTACATACGGAATGTACTATGCAAGTATTGACCCTGTAGCAGAGGGTAAGACAACTACCTCAGAATCATTATGTTCTATATATGTAATGAAAGCACCGGTTGAAGTGACTAAGATTACTAATGGTGAACCTGAGACATTTATAGAAAGAGACAAGATTGTAGCAGCATGGTGCGGAAGATTTGATGATATCAATAAAACACATGAGAGACTAGAGTTAATAATAGAATGGTATAATGCTTTCACAATTGTAGAGAATAATATTTCTCAGTTTATCAATCACATGTTAGCAAGAAAGAAACAGAGATATCTAGTACCAAGAAACCAAATAGTATTCTTAAAAGATGTAGGAGCCAATGCTAATGTATTTCAAGAGTATGGATGGAGAAATACTGGTGTATTATTTAAGAATCATATGATCAGTTATACTCAAGATTTCTTATCTGAAGAGATAGATCATATACAGAAAGATGATGGTACTACTGTTAAGATACATTATGGGGTAGAAAGGATTCCAGATATTATGTTACTCAAAGAGATGCAAGCTTATCAAGATGGACTCAACGTGGATAGACTTGTAGCTTTTGCTGCATTAGTTTCTTTCTTAAAAATTCAACAAGCAAATATTGGTTATGCTAAGAGAGTTGTGATGGATGATGCAAGTTTAAAATTGGATAAGTCAAAAAATTTGTATAAATTAAAGAGTAGTCCTTTTAGACATATGGGAAGAAGTGGATTGGGTGAAAATAAAAAATTAAATAGATCACCATTTAAAAATTTAAAATAAAAAGATATGCAAGTATATAATGCTTTACAATTAAAAAAGGGTGCTAAAACTGAGCACAATAGACTTGGTAGTATTACTCAACCTCTACAATTTATCCCTAAAAAAGAAAAGGATGACAAGTGGGCTGCATGGAATCTTGACTGGTTAGAGTGGAATGGTCTTAAACAGATTAAGAGAAATGCACGTAGGTTAATGAAGAATTACAAGTTAGCTAAAGGTGTTATAGATAAGACTGACTATATAGTTGAAGAAGATAATGACTACAGAGATATAATTGAGACTCTTACTAAAGAAGATGCTTCAGCACTTGAGTTAAAGTTTTATCCAATTATTCCAAATGTTATTAATGTTCTTGTAGCTGAGTTTGCTAAAAGAGCAAGTAAGTTATCTTACCGTGCAGTTGATGAAGGTTCCTACAATGAGATGATGGAGCAAAAAAGACAAATGGTAGAAGATGTACTTATGTCTGATGCACAGATGAAAATTATTGCTGCAATGGTTGAACAAGGATTAAATCCTGAATCAGAAGAAGCACAACAACAATTAGCACCAGATAAACTTAAATCATTACCAGAGATTGAGCAATTCTTTAAAAAGGATTATAGATCAATGGTTGAACAGTGGGCTACTCATCAACATGAAGTAGATGTTGAAAGATTTAGAATGGATGAGTTAGAAGAAAGAGGTTTCAGAGATATGCTTATTACAGACAGAGAGTTCTGGCATATGCGTATGATGGAAGATGACTATGATGTTGAATTATGGAATCCTGTTCTTACATTCTATCACAAATCTCCTGATGCAAGATACATATCACAATCTAACTGGGTTGGTAAAACAGACATGCTTACAGTAGCAGATGTTATTGATAAATATGGATATATGATGAATGAGGATCAGATGGCATCACTTGAAGCTATATATCCAATTAGATCTGCGGGATATAATATTGGTGGTACTCAGAATGACGGTTCATTTTATGATGCAACTAAATCACATGAGTGGAATACCAATATGCCTTCATTAGGTTTTAGACAATATTCTACTGCAGCAGCAAATAGTATATTTAACGGAGGAGATATAGTTAACTATATTCTTAGAGAAGGTGAAGATTATTATGATCAAGGTACTGCATATCTTTTACGTTGTACAACAGCATACTGGAAGTCTCAAAGAAAAGTAGGTCACTTAACTAAAGTTACTGACTCAGGTGAAGTAATAACAGAAATTATTACAGAAGACTATAAAGTAATTGATAATCCTATATATGATACAAGACTCTTTAAAAATAAAACTAAAGATAATTTAGTATATGGAGAACACATAGATTGGATCTGGATTAATGAAGTATGGGGTGGTGTAAAAGTTGGACCTAATATTCCATCATTCTGGGGTATGAATAATCCTGGAGGTTTTACTCCTCTATATATTGGTATTGATAAACAAAACATAGGCCCATTAAGATTTCAATTCAAAGGTGATAACTCTATCTATGGATGTAAACTACCAGTAGAGGGTGCAGTATTCTCAGATAGAAATACTAAGTCAACTGCATTGATTGATTTAATGAAACCATTCCAGATAGGATACAACATTGTTAATAACCAAATAGCAGATATCTTAGTAGATGAATTAGGTACAGTAATCTTACTTGATCAGAATGCTTTACCAAGACACTCAATGGGAGAAGATTGGGGTAAGAACAATTTAGCTAAAGCATATGTAGCAATGAAGAATTTTCAGATGCTTCCTTTAGATACCAGTATTACTAATACAGAGAATGCTTTAAACTTCCAACATTTTCAGAAACTAGACCTAGAACAAACTAGCAGGTTAATGTCAAGAATACAGTTAGCTACATATATGAAACAACAAGCATATGAAGTTATAGGTATTAACCCACAAAGAATGGGTCAACAGATTTCTCAACAAACTGCAACAGGTGTAGAACAAGCTGTAGGTGCTTCTTATGCACAGACTGAAATGTATTTCATACAACACTCAGATTACTTAATGCCAAGAGTACATCAGATGAGAACTGACTTAGCTCAATTCTATCACTCTACAAAACCATCTTCAAGATTAACTTATGTTACTGCAGCTGATGAGAAAGTAAACTTCCAGATCAATGGTACAGATTTACTTATGAGAGACTTAAACATATTTGCAACTACTAAAGCTAATTATAGAGCAGTATTAGAACAGTTAAAAAATATGGCATTAAATAATAACACTACAGGTGCTTCTATTTATGACTTAGGTAAGTTAGTTCAATCAGAAAGTATTGCTGAGTTAAATACAGTACTTAAAGATTCTGAGCAAAAAATTAAAGCACAGAAAGATGCTGAGATGCAACATCAACAACAAATGCAAGATCAAGCATTACAAGCTAAAGCTCAAGAAGAAAAACTTAAAGCTGAAGGTGCTGAACTTACTGCAGAGAAAAATAGACAAAGAGATATTCTTGTTGCTGAAATTAGAGCTGCAGGATTTGGTGCTACTCAAGATATTAATCAAAATCAAATATCTGATTACAATGATTCATTGAGAGACATACAAAAGTCTGAGCAATTCTCTAGTCAAATGAATCTTGAAAGACAGAAAGAGTCTAACAGACAATCTTCTGATGCTCAAAAAGCACAACTTGAAAGAGAAAAGCTACAAACTCAACAGTCAATTGCAGATAAGCAACTACAAATTGCAAGAGAAAATAAGAACAAATTTGATGGAAAAAGTAAATCAGATAATAATAAGAAATAACACTTAGCTATATAATGCTGAAAATGAAAAAATAAAATCTGCATATTTTAAATTTAAGAAGTTTATTTGTAAAAAAAATAGTTATATTATTTATAGTAACATAAAGACCAACATATGA